AGGCTTTTGGTAGGGTTCAAATGAGAAGTTTCTCTTTCTGTGATGCCTGAACTGGATAAAGTTCTCATTAATGAAAAACATTTTTCCGTCAGGACAATGGTCGTCAGCAAACACTGGGATATCACGGAACAATAAGTTTCGGAATCCAGCGTCAGCAGTTGAACCAGCAGATGCACCAAAACGCTTTTGAGCCACAAGTGACTCTTCATATGCGTCCAGTATTACAGGTGTGGTCACAATCATTGTTGGTCTTTGACCATCAATGGTTAATGAGCTCACCGCTTTACGTAGGTGATCTTGAATGTAGTCAGCGTCACCATCTGTTGCAAGGTCTGCATAAGTTGGTGAATTTCCACTAGCTAGAACATAACCTACATCCCACCAAGGATAGTCTGTAGAATTAATTCCGCCAAGTGTGCGATCGACTGAACAAATATGTTGTAAACCAACAAATTCGTCTGTGCTACCAGTACCAGTACCGTATAGCGTTGTGCCGAATGTATCTTTCATAGATTTTTCGGCATTCTTAACTTTCGCCTCTAAAAGGTCAATGACTCTTTCAGCACCGCTATTCAAAGCCTCTTCCCGACCTGAAATCGAAATGGTTGCATACATTTGTTTCCATTCGTATTCTGCGTCGGTAAAAACTTCAGTTGGGGCGGTATCTAAAACATCATAACCATTATAAAATCCAGTAGTTGTGGCTTTTTCGTATTCTACAGGTTGTAAAACCTTATTACCACTAGCACTCGCTTTGGATTTTGATAAGAGACGCTTAGTCAAGACATTACTGTTGAAAATATTATCTACCATCAGAGGAATATATTGATTCTTCGTTAGAGCAGATAAATTGTCATAGTTTAAAGCCATTTGACTTTACCCCCTATTTTGATTATTTATTCAAAAAGCTGATAGTCAGCCATAGCGACATCCCTTGCGTGGTCAAAGTCGGGTGATTTAGTAACCTTTGGGCTATGGTCACCCTTCTTATTCGAGTCCACTTCGGGGATCGCTTTTAGCTCTTCAGCGTCCTTTAGTTTCTTCATCGCCTTCATCATTGCGGATTCGTCTGTTGCTCTAGACTGTGCGAGGGTAAATGCGTCTTCTAAGTCCGCTATATTGCGGTCTACGGCAATATCTAACACCTCAGATATTGCATCGCCATCTGCCTCCAACTCAGGGTGTGCCTGTACGAGCTGATTGATCTCAGTTGCAACCTGTTCTTTAAGTTGCATTTCCCGTACCTGTGACTCTAGATGTTCAAACCTTGCATTATCTTGCTCTTCATCTACAGGTTTGACTTGCTCCTGACTCTGTTCCACATTTTCTGAAAACTGTACAGTAGACTCCTTAAAAAACTCATGGTCTTCGCCCAATACGTCTTTCATTGATTCCACAACTTCTTCGTCCTGCATCACACCTTTGATTCGGTCAAATTCAGCTTTTAAGGCTTTTTCTTGATCGGCAATATCCTGAGCTTTTTGAGTATTGCTCTTTTGCCATTCAGCCTTATTACTAGAGTCTTGTAAAGCCTCTTGTAGCTGTTCAGTTGTGTAAGTGTTTCCGTCGATATCAACTTCTGTAAACTGATAATCTTCAGACTCACTGTCTTCTGTAGGAACTGTTTCTTCAGAACTTTCGGGTTGCTCAGTTTCCTGAGTCTCTACTTGTTCGTCAGTCGTTACCTCACTGTCGGTTTCACTTGTGGGTGCTGTTTGCTGTTGCTCCCCCTCGTCGGGTGTAAATAGGGAGTCAGCTACTTCACGGTCTACGACTTCTCCGTAAGTGCCTCCTTCTATGCTCTCACTCATATCTACTCCAATTCGTTAGATTGTAAGAACTGTACTGCCAAAATCTCTTCATATTCTAATGTTTAAAATAGTAAAAGCGTTTATGTTTGTACCTGATTCATTAGCTCAGGATTATTTAAAAGTGTTTCGTAAATCTCGTCCTCATTTCCACCTAGTTCTTCAGGGGCTGGGGGCTGTTCTTGAGCCTCCTTTTCCTTCCTAATGTGCTCCAATAATCTTTCTTTAGATGGCATTTCCATATTCTCCACAATATACTCAGGGTCTGTTACAATGCCGAGTTGTGCAAGTTGAAGTATTTTATTTTCAACAAACATTCTATTCTCAGGTAACATACTTCCAGCCTTGGCACGAACCATTAAATCTATATCTCTAAACATCACACCAATCATATCACGAGGTTCGGTTACACCATCGTTTCCGACATAATTCACTCGGATTGCACTATTTCCGAGGTGTTTAAACATAGCAACCCACATTCCTCCTAATACCGAAATAGCCTGATCTAAGGTTCGAGATTTAAAATCAATTTTAGTAGTGCTGGCTTGGCGATAGATTTGTGCTTGGACACCACTATTTACATTACTTGCCTCTTTGCCTTGGGTCGCTTTATTAATTCCACTAACCGTTTCAAACACATCTCCTAGTAACTGATAAAAATTGAAGACATAGTTTGGCATACTTGGAGGAGTCTGCATTTGAACATTACCTGCCCCCTTCTTGCGAATAATTTGTGCTGGCTTATTAGTGATTTGATTCTCTACCCCTGTCGACTCATCGACTATCCAAATTGGATTTGCTGTCAAATTTATATTGTCGGATACCTGTGAGGCTATTCTATCCATAGCAAGGTTTAAGGACTTTAATCTTTTTGGCTCAGGCTTTCCCCAAAACGAGTGAGGAGAACCAGTATTTTTAATCGTAACAAAAGGAAAAGGGTGCGGACAGTGATTCTCTTTGTTGAAGAAAGGGTATTTCGTTTGTCCGTCATATAACAATACTCCATTACTTACAATTACTTGGCGAACACCATTTGGGAATTTCATTTTCTTTTCTTGTTCACCGTTATCTTTAACAACATATTCTTTTGAGGGGTCTCTCATATAACACTCAATGACTAAGGCACGAGGCTCTAGGTCTTCCATAGCCTTGCCATAGCCCTCATAATAATTAGTCTCAGTGCCTTTAGTATCGGTTACTTGTATTTTATCATCTCCGAAATTTGATGTACCGATCTTTGTTGCTGAGTATTTATCAAGGTTTGCCATTGGCTTGACATATTCACCGTTCTTAAATCTGTCTTTTATCTCATATACTGGCATAGCTGAGGCAAGACACACCCACTCTGCGTTTTCAAGTTTAGTTGCAGATGGATTTACGTAAAAATTAAAGGGGTCTATAATATCACAATCAGGCATATCATCTGCATTATTCCAATGTGTTTTCATTATACCCGTTCCATAGACTAGGTAGTCTAGTAAGAACTCAGGAACAATATTTTGCATATCTCTTATATGCCATAACTCATCCATAAAGGCTTGTAGAGTCTCTGCTACATTCATACCCTGATCGTCGCCCGTAACAGATAGTATATCTATCTTTGGAGGTCGGGAAGTTAAAATAGGAATCATAGTATCAATTGCTGAGGCAATCAAATCTACTGTAATCTGATTCTTAAAGGTAGGCATATTCATACCTTCCCAGTGATTTCCTTGATATAGCCCTTCTGCCTCTCTCCATAACTTGGTCACTTCAGATCGAGCTTTTCGGGCAATTCCGAGCATATTCTCAGTTCGTTTAATAATTTCTTTGTCTTGGGGGGTTGGTTTATAACCTTCAGATTTATCTAACATTGGTGTCCTACTGGATATTGGTTTGGGTCTGCTTTTATATTTAAAAACCGATTTGCTACACCGCCAAGGGCAGACTCATATTGATATAGCATAAATCCATCTAAATCGATTCTATCGTCATCATCGGCTTGTAAATTAATCTCATACAAGTTGTTGCTTATGGCATCAAACATGACAACTAATATTAATTCCTTACTCCGTCTATGTTGCTGTCCATCGCTAATAATTTTTCTAGCTCCCTTTGTAAATAAGGTTTAACTGAGTCTTTAGTCGGACTTCCTATATACATAAGACCGTAACGAAGTGCGTCAGGGGCGTGGTCTTCTTGTGTTGTATCCACATCCTCAGGTTTCTTTTCAGAGTGCACTAACATCGGTAATGTCCGAATTAGGTTTTTGCAGTTTGAGAAAAATTTAATACGAGGCTCAGGTTTATCCGAGTCATTCCATTCTAAATATTCACGAAGTAGATTCCAGCCATTAATTCTATCATTATTCGCCCTATTTACAGAAATACCATCAAATAGCATTATATCAGCTATTGACATATGGGTAGGCAGTGCACTTGACCAGTTATTTGTGTTTTGAGGGTTTCTTATCCACATACTAGGATCAGCTAACGTGTTTTGATATTTTTCCTTACCACTTAACTCTTTGATTTTCTGTACATGATAGCTGAGAGGTTTCTGTTTCTCATAATGCTCTCTATATACGTATGCATCCCCGTCGTAGTCAACAGCAATCCATAAACAAGCGAAAGGAGCAGAATAGCCGTAATCAATACACCTATAACGATGCCAGTCACTAGGAATTTTAAAAGGTTTAACAACGTGTTTTTCATTTCTCCACTTATTAAAATACTGTCCTGAGAATACGTCCCAACTGCCTTCTAACCAAGCCTCTCTTAATTCATCGGGCAATCCCATGAGTGTTTTTACGTAATCAGGGTCATTATCCATGAGGGTAGGGTTATCATATACACGAGATGGAATAAAAATTCTATTTCTGCCAGTAATGGGGTCAATATACTCTTCTTCTCTTGACACATCTACGAACCGTTGTTTTACCCACATATGACCAGCTCCCCCAGGATTTGTCGTGCAGAAAACCTGTGGGTCTAGTCCTTTTATAGTAGAACGGCAAGTTGAGATTAGTCGTAAATAATTTTCTTCATCAGGAATGATTGTAAGCTCTTCAATCAGGATTTTGTGGTATTCGTGACCCAAATATTTATATGTAGCGTCACTATCGGCTAAGTGACCAGTTCTTATTTTTGCTCCACTAGGGAAATTAAATTCGGCAGGATTGCCTGTGACCCTAACTCCCAGCGTTCTATAAAACATTTTGGCACGATCTATCCAGTCACGTAAGTCATCATAATTTCTACGAATAACAAGTCCTCTGTACTTCTCATTCATAAGGTAGGTGGGTTCAATCATCCAAGCTAAACCAGCTTCGGTTTTGCCCCCTCCTCTCGCACCTCCGTATAAAACTTCAAATGCAGTTTGTTTAAGAGCCTCTGTTTGTGCACCCTTATGAGGTTGCCATATTATTTCTTTAGGCATTTTTAGGCTTCTGCACCAATATCTTCTATAATCTCCTCAGCAACCCTATCAACATCAGTTGGTTTATGGGGGGTCTTGACTTTCTTTTCAGGTAAAACAATAACGCCTTGTGTTATTTCTCCCTTAACATCCATTTCAACAGACTTAAGATGTGGGGCAATACGATCTATAAGGACATTGATAGCCCTCCATTGATTATCGCTCCCATCTAACATAGCTGTGTCAAATATTTTTTGTAGAAGGGCAGGGGTCTGTGGATGGTTTCTAATCCATTCTCCCCAAGTCTTGGCTAAGTTTTTCTTTTCAGTAGTACCTTTTTTCATTTGCAATATTCCCTATGACAATTACTAACTAACACTCAGGCATAGCACAAGTCCGCATCGACGGTAACGGGGGTCAACCCCTTGAAATCTATTGCGACGCACGAGAACCTCCTGATCTTCCTCCTGACACTCTGCTCCCCACCGAGGAGAAACGACAGGTACATATCCTGTCACCCAATACATCAACACCATAACAATGGCGGAACGGATTTCAAAATGTTAAAAGTGTGCCTGAATCGGGTGCATAATAACCATGCCTTCACTTACAAACTAACACATTCATCAATCTTTTTTGTCGACGATAAACTGCGTTTAAACATTAAATAATTAAAATAACTGTTGCACAATTGTGATTAGTGTGTATAGGTTAAACCGTTATCTAGTTGATGTTTATTGAAAATTTGATGGTTTCGCTGGTGAATACACGATCCACTGCCTGAGAAGGATCGAGCGAAAAACCTTGAGGGTGTCCTAAGGGACAGCACCCAAAAAGTGTAAGAGATGGACATCTCGACGTAATCTTCAATTAATGGATCAATGACCGACTTACTGAGCATAGCAGTCTCAGGTAGTTGCAGATCAACTTAATTTGATTGAGGCGGTTATCGAGATAAGACGAGTGACACTATAAATTACCTATGTTTAATTCTCCTTGGGCTTGAAGGTTCAGTCCTTATTCAGTTCGCTACTGACAAGCCCACAACGACAATTTTGTCGTCAACACACAACAGGAGATTAAAATGATTTTAGCACAACAACTCGGAAAAATAGGGGATGAAAATGCTGAACATATTGAAGTAGTCCTATCCAATGGAGATCGTGTTTGGATTTATGATGATAATGATGGATATGGCTCTATTGAACTTATAAGATACGACGATGCAGAAAAGTCACGAGTGACTTCCTCTACAAAAAGAGACAGCGTCCTTAGTAGAAAAAAGAAATTCAATAACACGATGTTCAAAAGTCGTACGATTGAAATAAGTTCTAAATGGGATCATGTGGAAAAAACAAACAAACGTACAGTAGTGCATTTGAAACAGTTTTATCCACGACAATAAACCTGAATGGTTCAAGAGGGTGGTTCGATTCCACCCTCAGGTTCAATGGCAACTTTGCCATAACACAACACGGAGGAATTATGAACATAAAAGATTGGAAGAAAAAAATGAATAATGCCAATCTCAATCAATGTGATGAAGTATTAGATAAAATCTCTAAAGCTAATGCTGAAAGTGATTCGGAGTTTATTTCAGTTGAGGCTAATCTTAGATACTCAGACCTTCAGGGCTGGGTTAAGGATAGAAAAAACTACATCCATTTTATGTCTGATTTACTTGGATGGAAAGGCGGTATTAAATAAACCTGAATGGTTCAAGTGGGGAGTTCGATTCTCCCCACAGGTTCTACGACAATTAAGTCGTAACACAAACACATGGAGTTAAACATGAAAAAAGAGCAATTTGATAAATTGGTTAAGCCAGTTTTAAACCAACTTGATAAAGGCATTATTCCTTGGGATAAACCTTGGGAATGTGAATTTGAAGGTGGTGAATTGAGTTTTGGTGTTCAGCGTTCAGCGAGTACCAGCAAATTGTACAGTGGTTGGAATAGCATTGTTCTTCAGTGTATCGCTGACGAACAAGGACATACTAACCGATTTTGGGCTACGTATTTACAAGCTCAGAAATTAGGTGCTCAGGTCAATAAAGGTGAAAAGGGAGCTACGGTTTTCTTTTGGAAAAAATCTACTTTTATAGTAGGTGAAAAAGACTGCACAAGTTGTCAAGGTCAGCCAGTTTATAAAGGCAAATCTTGTTCCAACTGTGAACCAACAAAAAAGTCCAGTTGGATCATAAAAACTTATACAGTTTTTAATTTTGATCAGTGCACGTTTGCTGAAGAGATTCCAGCGAAATTCTTACCTAAGCCTAAGCCTAAAAAGAAGGTCAAGCCGACTGATAAACGTAAAACTATCAAGAGGGCTGAAGACTTAGTTAAAAAGTATGCTGAGACGTTAGCTGGTGGACTTCGTCATGGTGGTAGCAGAGCATTTTATGTTCCTACAGCAGACCGAGTTCAATTACCTGAGCGTGATCAATTCAAATCAGATTCTTACTACTATAGAGTAGCTTTTCACGAGCTCACTCATTCAACTGGTCATAAGTCAAGACTCGATAGATTCAAAGACTTTAAAGATCATCGATTTGGTAGTGTAGAATACTCAAAAGAAGAATTAGTTGCAGAGCTTGGAGCTTGTGGACTGTCTTCTTACTTAAACATAGACCCAAAAGTAGAGCGTAAAAATTCTATATCTTATCTTCAGAGCTGGTCAAAAGCACTAAAAGATAAGCCGAAGGAATTTATTTATGCATCTCAACAGGCTTTCAGAGGTGTGAATCACATCTTGAAAGTTGGGTCATAATGTAACTCAGTATGGTACTTGGGCTGGTTCGATTCCAGCCCTGAGTTCTGTGACATAAAGTCACTAACCCTAACCTTAAACATAGGAGGTAAATCATGTACGATTTACAGACGTTAAAAGTTAAAAACCGTCCGCCTCAGGAAGTAGTTCTTGATGACTTTACAGCATCAATGATTGCTGATGGCTGTTGGGATTTAGCTGGAGTAAAAGTCTCTGAATTGGGTATTGATAAGGCTGAGAAAATATATCATAAAGCCTACCAGCACCTGATAGATACTGATCTCTGTTGGCAACTTCAGGGACGTATTGGACGAGAGGCTGTACACTTGATCAATCTTGGAGTATGTCATGCTAATACAAAAAAGTAAAATAAAGCAGTTGATAAACTCTAAGGGTCTGTCAGTTAGTGCCATATCTTATGATTCCATAGACCGACTGGTCTCTGAGGTCATAGATAAAGTGTGTTTAAAC